TATGTAGTCATAGTCCACCACATTGCCCTCGGTGGTGTTGAACACTCCTGTCTTTTTCCATACGGCATAAGGAACGTGGTCGCGCCTTGTCCGCAGGTCAATCACATCTTCCGGCAGCCAGTAAAATGGCATCACTGTGTATTTGGTATCAACTCCAACCGGTGGGAATACCAGAACCAGAGCCGTAAGATCGCCGGTACTGGAAAGGTCGAGACCGCAGTAGCAATCCCGACCCTCGTATTCTTCAAAGTCTATGTCTTCACCGCAGGCGTCCCATTTGTCCATAGGCATCCACCTGATATCAGCATTACACCATTCGTTCAGGCGAAACTGCCGAAAGTGCATCTCCTCGGCAGGGTTTTGTTTTGCCTGTTCATAGGCAGCCTGCACCGTTTCAAAGGGAATCGTTACGTCGATGGATGGATTGACCCGTCGCCAGACGGCTTCGTCATTCCAATCATCATCTTCTTCAATGCCGAATACGGCAGGATAGAAGGACGGATCAATTTTTGAGCCGTCCATAACCGCTTTTGCTTTTTGGTGGATTTCATAACAGATGCTCGTCTTATCCCTGCCCGCTGTGGTGATGAGAAAGTAGAGGGGCTGCCGTCTGGCGTCACCTGTGTACTTGGTCATGGTATCGAACAGTTCGCGGGTCTGCTGGGCGAAGAGTTCATCAAATATAAGACCGGAAACATTGAAGCCTTGTTTGGACTTTGTTTCCGAGGACAGCACTCTATAAAAGCTGTTGGTGTGCGGGAATATAATCCGCTTGGTTGACGGCACGAGTTTTGACAGCTTTGCCAGATCGCCGCATTGCTCGACCATCGCTTTGGCAGTATTGAAAACAATACTCGCCTGATTGATGTCGGCGGCACAGGAGTAGACCTCGGCACCCGCTTCGCCATCGGCGAACAGGAGGTAGAGGGCGATTGCCGCCGCCAGTTCCGACTTACCGTTTTTCTTACCGACCTCAACATACGCCGTGCGAAACTGCCGATAACCGTCCTCTCCGACGATACCAAAAATATCACGGATAATTTGCTCCTGCCACGGCATCAACTGAAAAGGTTTTCCATACCATTCGCCGGTGGTGTGCTTGAGCATGGATATAAAATTAACCGCAAAATCCGCTCGTCGTACATCATATCGGCTGGTCGGCAGCATGAGTGGTGTTGGTTTGTATTTGAAATCAGGCACCGTCGTCCTCCTTTCGCGCAAAATAAAAGACCTCCGAAGAAGTCATCAAAATCTATCTGTACGAGAGACAGCCCCTTGTCGGGGTGTCTGTCTTTCGGTTGTTTCGTGTTTAGTTGTACTTGCTGAGGATGATGCTGTAGACCGCCTTGACCTCATCGGTGGGTTTGATATCCCAACCCCTGTCGTAGTTAACAACGTCGCGGGTCTCGCCGAACTTGCGTATTGTCAGCTTGCTGATTTTGCCGCCGTCGATACCGAACGGAGAGCTTTCCTCATAATGCTTGACCCAGTATTTGTACTTGCTGCCTGTCGATGGGCAGTAGATAATTCCTTCACTCCACATTTTCAAGTTCTCCTGTCAATATCAGATTTGCATATCGCTTGGTGTCCGTGGAAATGAAGTTCGCTAATTCGTTGAATCCCATCTCCATCGCAATTTTGAACACTGCTTTGGTATCAAACATATTCGTGCGCCCCGTGGCCGCCACCTTACGACATTGTGCTTTGACAACCTCGGCTTTGGAAAGCAGTCTGATTTCATCCTCGCCAAAAACTGCTCCGAGATGTGAGCCGCTGTCCCAGATAATGAAAACCGTGCCTGTGTCGTCTACGAAGTCCACCGTTCCCGTGTCGCCGGGTTTCAGCTTGGTGTAGGGGTCAGTCATAGAAATCAGTTCAACACGAGCGCCTTTTTTGTACCTTACCCTCCGTGCTTCGAGGGCTGCTTTTGATATGAAACTATTCACTGTCTGCCACCTCCATTTTCTTGCCGCCTTTCCAGCTTGAATTGCCTTCAAGTCTTGAAAGTAATATCTTTCGAGCTGCTTTGTACTCGTCGCCGATGAATCCAAGGGAGAGCAGGAAACACCGCATAGCGTATTTCGGGTTGCCGTCGATGTCTTTTTCTCTTGCCGTGATTCGCTTCTTTTCAATTGCAGTTTTGCAAAGCAGGCTGATCAGCGTGGCGTAGGCTTCTGTGTGTTCCGTATCAATCGTTCCTTTAAACCAGGGGAACTGCAGTGTGTCGGTGGTCTGCTTAATCGGCAGGTCATCCGTTCCGATCGACGCCTTGAGAAGCGGGGCTTTGGCATTCACCAGTTTGGAGAGGTTGTCGAGTTTTTCAGGCGTAAAGCCGTCAAGGGGTATTTCGATGGTCAGGCGGTCGCTGAGATCCGCTTGGTATGTGCTGCTTTCGGGTCCAGTCGCCAGCTCATCGTATTCTTCGGTGACTGCCTTGAAGCTGTGCAAACCGCAAAGGTTAGCGACCAGCTCCCGGTTGTCCTCGCCCATGAGCGTGCCAGTCTTGTCGATGTGGTAGCCGCCAACCTCGTAGGCGAATGTCGGCGCTCCGAGGTAATTGGTCGGGGCGTTAAGTTCATGACTGATGGCTGCGACCAGTGTTTTACGTTCAGGGCCTGTTACGTTGTAAGAAAGTCTCATGCTCGTTTCCTCCATTTTCCTTGATTTTGCAGGGGTTTTGTCCTCCGTGCACTACATATATCACTCTGAACGCCTTTATTAGCAAGCTTTTATGTGATAATAAATGCACCGAATATCAAGGAAATACAGCCCCTTGTTATTGTGTGTATGACACAATGCCGCTGAGAATAAAATCATACTTGGAAGAGCCACATAGCGCTTTTGACTATATTAAAGCCACCTCTTTCACGAGGTCGGCATATTGGAATACCTTGCCGTCACGCTCACAGGTGATATCCTCGCCACCGTTTTGCTTGTACTCGGCATACCTGCGTAAAATGACCGAAGCATATTTCTCGTCCAATTCGAGCATGTAGCAGGTGCGGTCAAGCTGCTCGCAGGCGATGAGCGTCGACCCGGAGCCGCCGAAAGTGTCCAGCACGATGGCGTTTGCCTGACTGCTGTTGGCAATAGGATATGCCAGCAGGTCGAGGGGTTTGCTTGTCGGGTGATCGGCGTTTTTCTTTGGTTTATCGAAGTTCCAAATGGTAGTCTGCTTACGGTCGGAATACCACTTGTGTTTGGAGGTATTCTTAAAGGCATACAGCACCGGCTCGTGCATTTGCTGGTAATCACCCCGACCAAGCACGAGGGCATTTTTCACCCAGATGCAAGTCGTGGAATAATGGAACCCTGCGTCCACGCAAGCGCGGAAGAAATTTACCTTCTCCGAATCTGAATGGAAGCAGTAAAAAGCCCCGCCGTCGGCGAGGTTCTCATAAAGATTCTTAAATGCCGACAGCAAAAAGATGTAGAATTGTTCTGCCTTCATGCTGTCGTTCTTGATTTTTAGTCCGCTCACAGATTCAAAGCTGACGTTGTAAGGGGGATCGGTCAGGACAAGATTGGCTTTGCGACCATCCATCAGCTTCTTGACAGTTTCCGATATCGTGGCATCGCCGCAAATGAGTCGGTGCCGCCCCAGCGTCCAAACATCTCCAGGTAAAACAAAAGCCGCCTGTTCAAGAGCGGCTGTTAAGTCGAAATCGTCGTCAGCTACGTCCCCGCCGGGGTCGACGAAGAGTTTTTCAATCTCGTCGGCGTCAAAGCCCGTAATTTCGAGGTCGAAGCCGAGTTCCTTGAGGTCGGCAAATTCCAGAGCTAAAAGTTCCTCGTCCCATCCGGCATTGAGTGCCAGTCTGTTGTCAGTAAGAATATACGCCCGCTTCTGGGCTTCGGTCAGATGCTCCACAAACACGCAGGGGATTTCGGTCAAACCTTCTTCCCGTGCTGCCATAATGCGTCCATGTCCTGCGATAATATTCAGGTCTTTATCCACGATGACCGGGTTGACGAAACCGAACTCACGCAGGGAGGAACGAAGCTGTAAAATCTGCTCCTTGCTATGGGTGCGGGCGTTCCTTGCATATGGGACGAGACGGTCTATATTCACTTTTTCAAATCGTTCTGTCGATTTCATATCCTAAAACCCCCTGTTTGTTAGCAGTTCGAGAAAGGCGTTCTTTTCTTCGCCCTGCGTGCTGCTGTGGCGATTGATGATTTGCATAATCAGGTTAAAGTCGCCTTGCATCGCCTTGTAATACTGAGCGCCTGCCGTGACGTAGGGCGAGAGCTTCAGTTCCTTGGTCATTCGTCCGATTTTACGGTTCATGGCTTCGCAGGCAAGAAAGCCTTGCCTGTTCAGCACATAATCTGTAATAGTCTGCGGTGCTACATAACCATCACAGCCGCGAGCTGAAATATACTCCTCGATTTCATTTCGCAGCACATCCGCCGCCGGAACTTCTTTTTCACATTCCTTCATAGCAATGGAGAAGTAGTCCGACATCACATTTTTGGAATTGACCTTTTTTGGTTTTGGCAAACTTACAGCATTTGCGCCAGAAGTTTTACCTTCAAGCTTTTTATCGATTGGATTTTTCCGAGGACGGCCTGCCCCCGGACGATAGCCTCCGCTGGGCATTGTCATCACCTCGTTTTTGATTTTGATTTCCGTTTTGATTTTTTGATTTTTGATATTTGAATAATTTGCACGGCAGGCCAAGCGCGCTGTCCACCTTAGAAGTCACAGGGATTGAGACCGCCCCTCGGTCTAAACTTAAAAGTAGTCGCCTTGCCCAGCGTGAAGTCTTGAGTGGCATTCCTGACAAAGCGCCATCATATTCTCCCAGTCGTTAGTGCCGCCGTCGGTCAGCTTCACCTTATGGTGTGCAAGGGTGGCGGGAGTAAGTCTACCGTCTTCTTTACACATCACGCACAGTGGGTTCGCCGACAGGAACGCTGCACGGATTTGTTTCCACGTTCTACCGTAGCGTTTATTGCTGTCGGGGTCGCGGTCGTGTCTGTTATATCTTTTGGCTTCCTGTTTCTGATGTTCCTCACAGTACCTACCCGTGGCCAGCTTGGCGCAGCCGGGGTAGGCGCAGGGTTTCTTTGCTTTATATGGCACGTTGCACCTCCTGATCTGCGCATAAGAAAAGCCCCGTGGGATTGCTCCCGCGAGGCTCGTGTGTGCATTTGATTTTGCCATTTTAATAATAACAGGCTTCAAAGCGGAATTATAGTGGTCAACAGTGGCGTATGGCATCGATCTCGTCCAAAGCCCGGCCATGAAGCCGGTAAACCCAGCGAAGGTCGAAATGCAGCTCGACCGCTATCTGTTCCCATGTCTTGAAACACAAATACCTTAATTCCAGAAGCGTCTGGAGTTCGGGGCTTTCCACGCACTTAATCACCGTGACGATTTCATGCTTCAGATTTATCAGGCGAGTCAGGTCAGCGTTGACTTCAGATTCCAGGTCTACCATCTTGGCGATAACATCTTCCATGCGGTGAACATTGCGGTTTCCCTTGCTTGGCGGCACATCGGACAGAGTGGCACTTGCTTTTCCGGCGAGTTCTCGCAATGACTGTACCTGCTCAATCTTGCTATTGATGCGCTGGTCTATACGATAGGCTTGGGACAAATAATCCTTTGCCGATAGTTTTGGTTTGTTCATAGGCTACCTCCGATAATTTAATCCCCTCGGATTGGCAGCTTTTGACTCCATAGATTGTCATAGATTTGCTTTTACCGCATCAATTAAGGCGGTTTGTGTTTTGTCCTTGGCGGACAGGGCTTTCATCACCCGTTCGTCAATGGTGTCTTTGGCAATGATGTGATGAAGGACCACCGTTTCAGCTTTCTGACCCTGCCGCCACAGACGGGCGTTGGCCTGCTGGTAGAGCTCCAAACTCCACGTCAGCCCGAACCAGATAATCGTGGAGCCGCCCGACTGTAGATTTAATCCGTGTCCGGCAGAAGCGGGGTGGATTAAGGCGACAGGCCATTTGCCCTCGTTCCAGCTTGCGATACTGTCCGATGTATCCAATTTTGTAAATGATATATGCCGTTCTTTCAGCCTTGCTGATATTCGCTCCAAATCGTGCTTGAACCAGTAGGCCACGAGAACGGGCTTGCCGTTGGCGGCTTCGATTAAGTCCTCAAGGGCATCCAGTTTGCGGTTGTGGATGTAGTGGACTGTGCCGTCGTCGCCATAGACCGCACCATTCGCCATCTGGCAGAGCTTTCCTGATAGGGCGGCGGCATTGGCGGCAGTGACATCGCCACCAGCCAGTTTTAATACCAAATCCTGCCGCAGTTCGTCATATCGCTCACGCTCTTTGTCTGATAGCTTCACAGGATACCCAGCGGTTACCAGTTCCGGCATGATCAAGAGGTCAGTAGATTTCATCGATATGGTAATGTCGGCGATTTTGGCGTATATTTCTTTTTCAGCAAAAGGCAGAGGCTTGTAGCTGAATATGACCTGACCGTTTCTTTTGTCGGGCGTAAAGTATGTGCTGCGATACTGCCCGATGAACCGTCCGAGCCGCTGACCCATGTCGAGAAGCCGGTACTCAGCCCATAAATCCATCAAACCGTTACTACTCGGTGTTCCTGTCAGACCGATGATGCGTACTACCTTGGGGCGAACCTTCATCAATGACCTGAACCGCTTTGTCTGGTGGTTCTTGAAGCTGGATAGTTCATCAACCACCAAGGTGTCGAAATCGAAAGGGATGCCGCTGTCCTCGATCAGCCACACTACGTTTTCGCGGTTGATGATGTAAATATCTGCTTTAGCCTGAAGCGCCGCTTTGCGCTCCGTCTCCGTGCCGACAGCCACGGATAACCGCAGATTGGAAAGATGCTCCCATTTATGAAGCTCATCCGGCCAGGTGTCACGGGCGACTCGAAGCGGGGCAATTACTAAGATCCTGTGGGCTTCAAAGCTGTCAAACAGCAGGTCGGCGATGGCGGTAAGTGTTAACACCGTCTTGCCTAACCCAAGCCCATATCGAGGAAAACAGCAGCGACAGGGTTTTTCTTGATATATTCGGTCGCATATCGCTGGTAATCGTGCGGTATGAACTTCATCCGGCATCACCTCCTATCTGCT